GCTTGAGGACATCTACAAATCTGGCAAGAGGGGCTATGCGCCGCACAGGGCTAATCGTAAGGACGAGGCCATCAAGATTGGAAAAGCAAAAGTACGGATTTTTAGTGGCACTAACATGCCCTATCTCTTTCTCATGAGGAAGTATTTCTTGTCAATCAGTGCGTTTATGCAAAAACATCCTGAAGTTTTTGAGAGTGCTGTGGGTATTAACCCATATAGTGCTGAGTGGACCAAACTCAGGAACTTCATAGCTTCTAAGGGTGAAGAGAGGATCATTGCTGGCGATTACGTGAAATATGATCAGTTTGTTCACTCTAGCTTGACATACGCAGGGTTTAAGATCCTGATTGAAATAGCAGAATGGGCAGGATATGATGAGGAAGATCTGATGGTCATGCGAGGGCTGGCCACAGACACTTGTAATCCATTGTATGAGTTGGATGGCTTGTGGTTGAAGTGTGGCGGTTCAAGTCCTTCGGGGCATGGACTGACAGTGGTTATAAACGGGCTGGTAGGTAGCTTTTACGCTAGGATAGCCTATTATGATCTGCTGTATGAGTATTTGAAGAAACATGGCGCTGCTGAATTTGATCAAGGTATCACTTCATTCAGAAAGCATGTGGCACTAATGACATATGGAGATGACAACGTGATGTCAGTTAGTGAGGCAGCCCATTTCTTCACTCACACCACATACCAAGCTGCACTAAAGAAGTATGGTTTGGATTACACCATGGCAGAGAAGGAGGCTGAGTCTGTGCCTTATATTGCCATGGATCAAGCTACGTTTCTGAAGCGTAGCTGGGTGTACAGTGAGAAACATAAGCGGTACTATGCTCCGTTGGAGAAAGATAGCATATTCAAGATGCTGCACACATATAATGTTAGCAAGAAAGTGGAAGCCAAGCAGCAGTTGGCAGACATCTTGAGAGCCGCTAATCAGGAATTCTACATGCACGGAGATGAGACATTTGTAAGTGCACGAGACAAGCTGGAACAAATAGCCAGCAAGCACGAGCTGCACCACTACATGGCTGACTGCGCGTTGCCATCTCTTCAGGAGATGGATGCGTGGTATGGCGATATGTAGTGTAGCCTGTGCGTGTACATATGGGTCGCAACCATGTAAATAAGAGGCGGGGCGTG